GTTGCCGCTGTAGTTTGGTCGGACAAATCGACTGAGTTGACCGTTACGAGTGGGTTAGAGAGGTAAGTGCTTGTTGCCATTTTTAAGACTCCTTGTCGTCTTGGATACTAGCAGTTTCCTGCTTAGCGGGTTTGGATTTTGCAACTTCTACAATGAAGCCGCCGGCGAGTAGCGCCTCAACGTTTACACCTTCGGCGGGGATGTACTCCGCGCCTACGGTACCTACTCGAATACTGTTAATTTTGTACGCCATAAAACTCCTACGCGGTTTGCGCTTGTACTGATATTAGCAAGTCATAGGCGGGGTAGTCAGCGCCACCAATAGAAACAATTACCGGGCTCCCGGTCTTTACCGCCACGTTTTTAGCCAGCAGCTTGGACGCTATTTGCAGGATGTCGCGCAAGGCGTCAAGGTTGCCCGGTCCTGAACCAATAATTTTCACAGGGAAGTCAAGGCGCACAATGTTGTAGTTCCACGCGTCAAAACTAGGAGCGTCAATAAACACGCAAGAAGGAACTATTTGCCTTGGGTCTATTGCCACGGGCAGTCCTGTAATGGTCTTTAGCGTGGTTGAGAGGTCGTCTAAGGCCTCGTTAAATAGGTCGTTGTATGGTTAGGCCACTATGCAACCTGTGGGCGGTTAATGCCCAATAACTGCAACACCATTGGAGTGATGCCATTGGCGGGCGGTGAACCCATACCGTCAAACGATGCCAGCGCCGTGTAAGAACCCTGCTGACGGAAGTACGCCGCGCCAATCATAATCGTGCCTAGCGTGACATCGCCCCCGGGAGAAGTCGTAAGGCTGTCTTGCAGATAGCCCGCCTCGACACGCCGGCGGAAAGCAAAAGCGTTGGCAGCTGCGGCGCACTGCACTAACAGGGCAGCGGCGTTAGTGCTAGTCAAAGGAATGTCCAAGTAGTTAGCAATCTGCGTGTTAGTAATCCAAGTACAGGTTTGCGTCCAAGTAAGAGTGCCTAAAACTTCGGCGTCAAACTCAAAGTTGTCGCCGGCGTCATAAAACAAAACTTGGTTAGGTCGCGGTACCGACGAGTCAAACATTAAAGTGCCGTCGGTTTCGGTACCTACGTACTCATATTGTGGGCATGCCAATACTAGGAAAGTGCCGTCAAAGCCGTCGCCTAGTCCTGCAATTGTGATGCTTTGGCCCGGTGTTATATCGGTGTTCGTAAGCGTCTGAACGACTGAGTAGTCGTCCAAACGCATACGCGACGTAATGTTAAAGACCGCCATGGCGGCAACCGCCCTTCGGAATTAAACTACGGCGATTGACTGGACTTGTGTGGAGTCCGCAATGAAAGTAGACACGTAACCGTAGTACGAGAACTTACGTCCAAGTGTTTCGGGTACTTCTACCGACATGATGCCACGCACTTGCTCGTAGAACTCAATTGCTTGTCCACGGGCTACCACCATTGTGCCCGCTGCAAAGTTGCGGTCCGCAACAAGGTTAAGGCCAAATGGGTTAAAGGTGTTTGCAACGGTAACGTTTGCAGAGCCCATGGCGTTAACGCCCATGAGACCAGCAGCGCCAACGTATGGGAATACAGGGCGCTTGTCTGCGTCAAGCTGTGCGCCAAGTGCTTGCCATACTCCGGGTGCCACAAAAATGTGGTCGGGCAGGAAGTTGGTTTCCAAAAGAATGTTATAAGCGCTTGTGTAAATAGCACTAATAAGTGTGCTTGGGTCGTTTGCGGTTACGTCCCATGTTGCGCCCGAAGCAGTTGCGCCGGCGACGATTGCGTCGGCTGCTACGTTGTCGGATGCAAGCATGTACTGGCCTGCAAGGTCTCGCAAGATAATTTCTAACGCTGCGGGTGACGTGAAATCGATGTCCTGTATGGAGAACTGGACGGCCCCCGAGAGGGTTGTCTTGCTGACCACATTGGAAGCAATCTGTGGGGTTGTTGCAGATACTCCTACAAGCTCCCCGCCCTGTGCTGCCACGCTCGTGTGGGTTGTCCATGTTGGGCGAATCCAAGTCTTGGACTGTCCGCCGTCAGGCATTGCACGAGCACCAACAGCTGCAACTACTGGACGGATGTAGTTCAGGTCGTCAAACACTGGCCCAAGAACTGGAACTGGCAAAAGGCCCGGGGTGTTGGTGGTAAGTACGTCACCTGCTGCAGCTTGAAGTGCTGACTGCTTAGAAAGCATGTATTCATTTGCTGCGGCTGAAACGTTTGCAAAAGTTGTACCACCAATGTGCATTGCAGCCATGTACTCGCCCGGTGTGGGAAGTGCAAACTTGCGCTTTGGCTGTGCAGGAATTGGTGCTGTTGGTGTTGCGGCCTCTACGACTGCTTCGGGCTGTACTGCGTCCACGGTTTCTGTCTCCTCGACTTCGGTTGGTGTGGGTTCTGTGTCGGGTTCTTCTTGTGATGCTAACACAACATTTTCGGCGGATGCATAAACTTTCTCAATTTCTGCCCCGGCAAATGCCGGCACCGGCACCAAACTGAGCTCTAACCAACTAGCTTCAGTGACGACCATTGTGCCGTCATCGTCATAGGAAAACTTGGTTGGGTTAACTCCGACGCTTACAGAGTCAAGAACTCCGTCTAATGCGAGAGTTAAAGCTTCGTCACCGGCTGCGGTTGCTGAAATACGGGCGGCAAACATCATGCCTTCGGGGGTGTCTACGCGTTCGGTAACAAGGCCGACAGGCTGTGAAGAGTCGTGGTACATAAACAGCTTGGGGGCTTTGCCGTCTACGGGTAGTGCGCCTTGTTCAAAACGAACAGCGGTGCCGTCCGAGACTACAGCGGTTTCGCCATAGGGCACAGCAATGCCAGTGATGGTGCGGGTAGGCATGTCGCCAGCTGCGGCGTCAAGCGTGACGGCTTGGGCGTTTAACTTAATCATTTTCTTCCGTTTCGTTTGGTTCTGTGGGGGCCGATGTTGAAAGCCCTGCCCCTGCTTGGTTAATAATTGAGCGTGCTTCGTCGGCTGTAATAAGACCATTAACTACGCCAAGGTAAATTTTTTGCACTATTTCGGCTACTTCTCGGGCGTTGTTTTCGTCGTCATCGCCGCCGTTGACCATTTCGCGGGAAGTGTTAGCGTCGTCTACTTCGCCTATGTAAGAATCAAAATCAAATTCAACATACGTGCCAATAGGTAGCACTGAATTAGCTGACAGCGTAGAAGTAATGCATTCTGCATAAGTTTTGGTGCCATATAGGAAAAGGTCTATGCGACTTTCACGGCTATTGGTATAGGCGTATGAACCCGTAGGGACGCCAAGAAGATAAGGCGGAATGTTGCAAATTTGAGCCATTTGAAGCGCTGAAAACTGCGCAGACTCAATAAGCAACATCTTGTCCGGGGTTGCGCTAGTTGCCTCATAAGAAAGAAACTCGTTAAGCGCGGCGGTTTGATTAGACAAGCGAGCTTGGTTAAAAGCTGCTGCCAAGTCGCTAAGTTCCTGACCGCTTAAAGGCTCGCCGCCGGTCTGTTTCAAAATACCCGACGGAATCGCTGTATTAGCGTTTCTATACCTTGCGTCCTCAATCTTTAAAGCTGTAGCAATCGCTTGCTCGCTTGAATAAATCCAGCCTTGAACAGGGCTAATAAACTGCACAAGGTTCGCCGGGTCAATTTGCCCGCCCTGAAAATAAACTTCCTTAGAAGGCGCGTACCACACCGGGCCGTCTTGGTCTTGTGTAGTAATTGAGCCGGCAGGTAACCGAGTAAAAGAAGCTGGATAGCCGTCAGCGGTGCGGGAAGTGATATACCAAAAGGCCCTACCAAAAAACGCTAGGTCATCAAACGTCCAAGCCATGAGAGTTTCGTAAGGAATCTGTGGGTCAGGTCGGCGTAGCCACGAGCGAGGCGCAATGTCCTCGTATTTCATTTCTCGCTCTGTGTCATCCCAATATTCGCGGTACATTTTTAACGGCATTGCGCTAATAACGCTGGCGTGCAAGTCACGAGCGCGGCTAATGGCCGGCACTTGCATAGCACGATTACGGGCTTCACCCTCAACGTAAGAGTAATACTGACCAATCATGTTGGGGCCAGCCATGTTTGAGTTATAGCCGCCTACTGCACCGGCCTGCACTTTTGGGGTATCCGTAAGGCTTATTTGTGCTTTAGTTTCGGTTTTAGCAAATAACGCCATAAGCAACTTTCGAGTAGTGGCATGCCACCCGTCCCGACAACGGGCGACATACCTGCCTAGATAATAACCGTACTACATCACCACTAGCATTGGTTTTGACTTGTTTTGTGGTCGGCTTACAGCTGACACTGCCCACACCATGCAGCGCGCCGCTTCAATTGGGCCGGGGGATTTCTGCGACGACAGCACAGCGCCTTGCGCGGTTCGAACTAAAACCGCTCGGTTGACATGTTCGGCAAGGGTTTGATTACCTGAGTGGCGTACCTTATCTTCCAAAATCATGGACCTAACAAGAGCTGTGTAACGCAATAGTTCCGCATAGCCGGTTAGTTGATAACGGCGCTGCAAGTTTGGCGGCACATGGATTTCTAACGTAGGCGTAACAAGCAAGATAACCGAAGGATGTTTCATTACTCGGTCAATGTTTGCCCACATTTCCGCCTCAGTATCCACAACAAACTCCACAGCCACAAACACTTGCCCGTTGCTAGCCACAGACCTAACCCCAACATAACGGGCCTCATCCACCGATGAATCCACAGCAAGAATTCCGCCGGCAGGAATGTCGTGAACTGTGCGGCACTTGTCCCATTGCCCGGCGTCCAGCCAAGCGCCTCGGCTGGCGCTCCACTGGTTGCCGTGAGAACGTGGGAAACTGTCCGACTTAGAAGCAGCCCGCAAAGCTTTAACGGTGATGGTTCTACCTAAAGCCGGGTTAGATAAGCCCCAATACTGCTCATCTCTTGGGTCACAGCCGGCAGGGATAGACCACTCAGCAAAAAAGCGTTCCGCAATTACCCCTTCGTCAATTTCCTGCAAAGCAATAGAACGATAGTTAATCATCGCGGTAGAGGATTCATCGCCGGCAGTGGACCACATAGAAAGCAACGGATTAGGGCGGGCAATCTGTGACGGCTTCAAAGCGTCGTCTAATACTTCCGGGGCAATGTTCCACAACTCGTCAACCACAATAAGGTCGTAAGACCCGCCATGAAGCTTGGTAGACGCAGCTCTAACTTCCCAACGTGACCCGTCAGGCATCTGCACAGATTTACGGCCCAACGCTTGCAACAACTTAGCGCCAAACAAGTCCCGCAAAATGAAAGCCAAATCGTTAAAAATTGCCTCCGCCCTGTCAAGCATGTTTGCCGTTGACAACACAAATTGAGGTTTCCCACGGGTCGCGGCGTATTCAGTAACCCACCAACCAATAAGCGCCCGTAACGCCACCGACTTGCCTTGTTGTCTAGCCGTACTGACTAAAGACTCACGAAACACAAGCTCACCATTCTCATCGTGAAGCAACTGCCCCGATAACGCCGTCACCTGCCACGGCATCAACTCAACCTGCATGAACTTCGAAGCCCACGCAGCCACAGCCGGCCCATAAGACCATCCCCCCTGAACAGGCGTAACCAATCTTGGCTGCTCAGACGCAACCGGTTCCGATAGCTGCTGATTAGAGCCAATATCGGCTAATTCGGGCTGGTTTTGGTCAAAAAAGAGAGCGTTACT